TCACTCTGAATTTGAAACCTTTACAGATTTCTATACAAAGGGATGGCAGAAGTTTATTGAATACAACATCGTTGACGTGGAACTTGTTGACCGATTGGAAGACAAGATGAAACTGATTGAACTTGCCTTGACAATGGCTTATGATGCCAAGGTCAACTATGCCGATGTTTTTTATCAAGTTCGTATGTGGGATAATATTATCTACAACGATCTAAAGAAAAAGAACATTGTCATTCCTCCTAGAAATAAATCCCAGAAAAATGAAAAGTACGCAGGTGCATACGTTAAGGAACCGATTCCGGGAAAGTATGATTGGGTGGTGTCTTTTGACCTTAACAGCCTCTATCCTCATCTTATTATGCAATACAATATCTCACCAGAGACCCTCCTTGATGAACGCCACCCAACGGCAAGTGTTGATCGAATACTTAATGAAGAGGTGAATTTTGAAATGCATAAGGACTATGCAGTCTGTCCTAATGGTGCAATGTTCCGTAAGGATATTCGTGGATTTCTTCCTCAACTAATGGAGAAGATGTATGGTGATCGAGTAGTCTTTAAAAAGAAAATGCTTGCTGCCAAACAGCAGTATGAGAAAACACCAACCAAAGCATTGGAGAAGGAAATTGCACGCTGCAACAATATCCAAATGGCTAAGAAGATCTCTCTTAACAGTGCTTATGGCGCTATCGGTAACCAGTATTTTAGGTACTATAAACTGGCCAATGCAGAAGCAATTACCCTCTCCGGTCAAGTGTCAATCCGCTGGATAGAAAATAAAACAAACGAATATCTAAATAATCTTTTGCAAACAGAAGATACGGATTATGTTATCGCATCAGACACTGATTCGATTTATATTAATTTCGGACCTCTTGTTGATAAATTTTTTAGTGCTAAGTCTAGCGACAAAGCAGCGATTGTATCCATACTTGATAAGATCTGCCAAGAGAAACTGGAACCTTTTATTGAACGTTCATATGAACAATTGGCGTCGTATGTTAATGCGTATGACCAGAAGATGCAAATGAAGCGTGAGAACATTGCTGATCGTGGTATCTGGACTGCGAAGAAGCGATATATTCTCAACGTGTGGAATAGTGAGGGTGTCCAATATACGGAACCCAAACTCAAGATGATGGGTATTGAGGCAGTTAAATCCTCAACACCTGCACCTTGCCGCCGCATGATTAAAGATGCATTGAAACTTATGATGAGTGGCACTGAAGAGGAAGTGATTGACTTTATTGATAAGTCTCGCACAGAGTTTAAATCTCTCCCGCCAGAACAAATCTCTTTTCCACGTTCTGTTTCCGATGTAACTAAGTATAAAGGATCCTCCCAGATCTATATCAAAGGAACTCCTATTCATGTTCGCGGTGCTCTTCTTTATAATTATTATCTCAAGGAAAAGAAACTCACTAATAAATATTCACTTATCCAAAATGGTGAGAAAATTAAGTTCTGCTACTTGAAGAAACCAAACATCCTACATGAGAATGTAATCTCTTTTATTCAAGACTTTCCTACAGAACTTGGCCTTGACAAATACCTTGATTATGACTTACAATTTGAAAAATCATTCCTTGAACCACTCAAAATTATCCTAGACTCTATTGGATGGAGTGTAGAAAAAACTATCAACCTAGAACTCTTTTTTGCCTAAATGGAACTGCCTATCAACGATAAAGAACTCGCTACGATTGTAAGTGCTCTTCGCCTTGGTGGAGATGCTGCTTTATATCAAAAACTTGTGAGAATCAAGGAGATTAGAGATGCCAACCCTGGCGGACCTTATAAGAAAATTGCCCGTGAAGAATTTGGATTTGTATTGTAATGGATTTTTTAAAAGAAATTGTAAAAGAAATCGGAGATGATTACACTCAACTTGCATCAGATATTGATGATGCTGAAAAATATGTTGACACGGGTTCGTACATCTTTAATGGACTTGTTTCAGGTAGCATATTTGGTGGTGTTTCTGGGAATAAGATTACTGCCATTGCTGGCGAGTCTTCTACTGGCAAAACTTTCTTTTCTCTCGCTGTCGTTAAAAATTTTCTTGATAGTAATCCTGACGGTTACTGTTTGTACTTTGACACTGAAGCAGCAGTTAATAAATCTCTACTTGCAAGTCGCGGTTTAGATCTTAATCGCCTTGCTGTTGTTAATGTTGTTACTATTGAAGGGTTTCGACAAAAAGCATTGAAGGCAGTTGATCTTTACTTAAAAAAACCTGAAGACGAACGCAAACCATGTATGTTTGTGCTAGACTCTTTAGGTATGCTTTCTACTGAAAAGGAGATTACTGATGCCCTGAACGACAAGCAAGTTCGTGATATGACCAAATCTCAACTGGTCAAAGGAGCATTTAGAATGCTTACACTTAAGTTGGGACAAGCACAAATTCCACTTTTAGTAACCAACCATACCTACGATGTCATCGGTTCTTATGTTCCTACGAAAGAAATGGGGGGAGGCAGCGGCCTCAAGTATGCAGCGTCTACAATCATCTATCTCAGCAAGAAAAAAGAAAAAGATGGAACAGAAGTGGTCGGCAATCTTATCAAAGCTAAGACTCACAAGTCGCGTTTGAGTAAGGAGAACAAGGATGTTACGGTGCGTCTTTATTACGATGAGCGTGGTCTTGATAGATATTATGGTCTTCTTGAACTCGGTGAGATTGGCGGACTTTGGAAGAACGTTGCCGGACGTTATGAAATAGATGGTAAGAAGGTTTATGCTAAAGCAATCTTAAAAGACCCGGAACAATACTTCACCCCAGAGGTGATGCAAAAACTAGATAAAATATCAAAGGAGGAGTTTAGTTATGGGTCGTAATACCCGCCATAGCGTAGACAAGAGCGCAGAATTCATTGCATCTGGAATGACTCTTATTACAGATGTTGAAAGTGATAGATACCTTAATCATGCAAAATATAAAAATTGTAAAGACCAATGTAAATGTCAAAAAGGTAATTGATCAACTAAAGAAATATCCACTGGACTGGGACCATCAGAAACATCTGAAGGATTCCCAGTCCTTAGTTGATATGGGATTTTCCGACTTGCCAGTTAGCGCACTTCAACTTATAATGGGAGGTGTCCGCAACAAAGAAGATTTTGTTGGAGACTCAGAGATCAATGTAAAGACTCCTGCATATGCTCACCACAGTGAGATAAGAAAGATCATACGTAAGCATTTTAAAAAAGCAGAACTTCATAGATGCGGATTTCTTTCTTTACCTGTTGGTGAAATTGTAGGGGCACATATTGATGAAGGATCATACTACCTGACTAGAAATAGATATCATCTTTCTATTCTTGGTAGGTATCAATATTTTTGTGGTGGTGAAAGTGTTATTGTAGAACCAGGAACTATACTATGGTTCAATAATAAATTACCTCACGGCACAGTAAATCTGGGAGACGAGACCAGGATAACATTTGTATTTGACATACCACATGGACAAAGTTGAAATTCTAGTTCTGCGTAATCTTCTTTTTAATGAAGAGTATCTTCGTAAAGTAATTCCTTTTATCAAGGCAGATTACTTTGAAGACCCTCATCAGAAAGTTGTGTTTGAAGAAATTCAAAACTTTGTTAATGAATATAATCAACCAACGACAAAAGAAGTTCTTTATATTGAAGCAGAGAAACGTCAAGATATTAATGACACTACATTCCAAGAGATTACTAAACTGATTAGTTATCTTGAGGATGTGCCTACCGATTATGATTGGTTGCTTGACACCACAGAGAAGTGGTGTAAAGATCGTGCTATCTATCTTGCATTGATTGAATCTATTGCCTTGGCCGATGGTAAGGATGAGTCAAAAGATCGTGGTGCTATTCCTAGCATCCTATCTGATGCTCTAGCAGTCTCCTTTGACACTCATATCGGTCATGATTATTTGAATGACTATGAAGAACGATATGAGTCCTATCACCGCAAGGAGGACACAATACCCTTTGATCTTGAGTACTTTGATAAGATCACAAAGGGTGGGTTACCGAACAAGACTCTTAATATTGCGCTTGCTGGCACTGGTGTTGGTAAGTCTTTGTTTATGTGTAATTTTGCCTCTTCTGTTTTACTCCAGGGTAAAAACGTTTTGTATATTACGTGTGAGATGTCTGAGGAAAAAATTGCGGAGAGGATTGATGCAAATCTTTTGAATGTAAATATTCAAGAGATCACTGATCTTCCTAAAGTAATGTTTGAGGATAAGGTAACAAACCTCGCGCAGAAAACTCAAGGAACCCTTATAATCAAAGAGTATCCCACCGCATCAGCACATAGTGGACACTTTAAGTCACTTCTTAATGAACTTGCACTTAAGAAGTCATTTAGACCTGATATTATTTTCATTGATTACCTTAATATATGTGCTTCCTCGCGATATCGCGGAAATAGCACTGTCAATTCATATAGCTATATTAAAGCAATTGCAGAAGAACTTAGAGGGTTGGCTGTTGAAGCAAACCTCCCTATCGTTTCTGCCACGCAGACCACTCGTTCTGGTTATGGTAGCAGTGATGTTGAACTCACTGATACTAGTGAGTCCTTTGGTTTGCCTGCTACTGCTGATCTTATGTTTGCCCTTATTTCTACAGATGAGCTTGAGGAGTTGGGACAAATTATGGTGAAGCAACTGAAGAACCGATACAATGATCTTAATATGAATAAGAGATTTGT